ACTTTCACCAAGAAGATATGGATTCCTTATCGTAAATTGCTTAAGTTCGGACCTAACAATGCTGCAGTCACTCATAACGATGATGACCTATACTTCATGTTTGCTGCTTATGATGCCTATGGCACTCTCGGTACAGACAACATCGCATACATCCAAGGAGGAATTTCTTTATTCTATAGAGACCCTTAATCAGCATCCAACTGGATGACATTATAGCGGTCCGCGGACCACTTGCTCAGGTCCGGCGAGAAGTTCGCGAAGAAAATTACATGAGAGCCCTTCGTAAGGACCATCTGCGACTCGTACTTCATGTTCGTTACCATACCGTTCTTGATGTCCTCCGCGAGGGAATAAGCTCCATCCAGGAAGTGCTCTCTCCCCTCCGTCGGCGCTCCAGTCCGGGACAAGTCGAAAATCACGATGTCCTTCTTGGGACTCATCGTGAAGATGTAGGCCATATCCGTCCTCTTCCCCGACGTCATTACGATAGCTCCATGGTTCGTGGCGAGATACTTCGCCATCCAAGATTTCCCCACGTTCCCAGTCAGCTCCCAGATCCAACAGATCTTGCGGGGATGCGGGGGTTCGTTCACCAAGTTCGCCAAGTCCCTCTGCCATGGATGGAGGGACGCGGTAGCAAATTCCTCCCGTAATGATGTAAGTACCAGGCCCGAGTCTCTCGCCTGGATACGTTCTTTAATAAAGCGATGATACTTGGCAGCGTGTTCAAAGTGTGCTTCACAGATCTCGTCATAACTCTCCCCGTTATCAATAGATCTCTTCAGTCCCTCGAGATCACTCCGTTTACCTTGTGTCACTTTGCCCATACGTTCACGTACTCCTCGTTCAAAGAAGGTGTCATTCAGTGGCTTGTTCTTCCCTTCTTTGGTGTATGGGCCTTTGCAGTAGATGTAGTTCTCTTCATCGCTCCCTTTTGAGCGTTCAAGATGCACTCTCTTGAACCCATCCCATCCATGGATAGTTGAGACTTTAGTCTGCTTCTTTAGCTGGAAGTACCCCTGCAGGTGCGGTGTCCCTGTAGATGGACACTCCTCCTGTGCGTAGCATAGATAGTTTATGTTCGGCAGAGGTCCGTTGCGCATGGCCAACACCTCTTCGGTGGTGTAGTTGTTCAATGTGAACAAGTAATGCGTGGTCGGCATGAGACAGAGAGAGAGAGACCCTGCCCTGAACGTTTCTTTTATAGGGCTAGACCCCTCAAAAAAGAAATAAAAAAAAATAAAAAAAGAAAGAGGCCCCATGTCCTCTTTAAAAAAGAAATGCGGACACAGGGTCAGTACCTGAAGTGGGGGCCTACTATTACCCCCCACTTCGGGTACCGGGTACCGGTACTATATAAGTGCTCCAAATAGAGCACTTGACACTAATGGCATATCGTCGTAAAGGCAGAGGTGGTAAGCGTGCGTTTCGTAAGACTTATTCGCAAGGCGCTGGTATGGCTCGTAGGCGACTGGTGCGGACTATCAAGGCTGTGAGTCGGAAGCAATGTGAGCCTAAGGAGAAGACATTTGAATATGCGAAAACTGAGATTCTTCATAATGCGCCTAACTCTTGTCTTATTAATAACCCTACTGTGATGCCTTCTCAGGGGGTTGGAGACAATCAACGCGTCGGTGATCAGATTCTCTGTTCTGGTTATAAACTTAGACTGCTCTTTGGTCAGAAGGCAGATCGTCCTAATGTGACATGGCGATGGTGGTTTATTAAGGTCCCTAAGGGATCCCCCTATACTTACACTACATGGTTTAATGCTATCACGAATAATGTTCTTCTCGATGATATGAATGCAGACTTCATTAAGGTTTTGAAGTCTGGTACTATGCGTCCTAATGAGGCGGGACTTAACAATGCAGGTGGAGATGAGTATACTTTCACCAAGAAGATATGGATTCCTTATCGTAAATTGCTTAAGTTCGGACCTAACAATGCTGCAGTCACTCATAACGATGATGACCTATACTTCATGTTTGCTGCTTATGATGCCTATG